GATTGATAGGTGGTTTGATGGTTTCAGTAGCAGAGGGAAGTTCTGTGTCTAGAATTTGTGTGTTGCTTTCATTGACAATACATTTTTTAATAGCTGCGTTTGTTACCAAAACGGGACTGTGGTAATTAAGCACGTCTGCAATGCTAGGGGTGGGGTTGGTTGTGTTAATGCTTAAGGAATCTACAAAAGGTACTTTTGTATCTTCTATTAGCTGACGCACAGGCGGTACATCTTCTTGGAGATTGCCTTCGCTTAGCGCAATATCTGCCATAAGGCCATTGCCGCCACGTCCTGCTGTAAAGACAATCTCTACAGTTCGCCCTGTGAGGTTAATGCCTTGTTTGATGATGTAGCCACGCAATGCAGCTTCAATTTGAGGTTGCTTGAATCGAATGTCCATAAGGACTCCTGTTGTTTTGCTGGCTCATAAAAGTCAGCAGTTGTTGAAACGGTTGAGAAGCAATACCTGCATAAATAGTGGCGAGCGCATCAGCCATGTGTTCTGCTTTTGCAGAGCTGACAGCAGACTTACCGTTTCTTTTTACAGTGGGCCAATTGGCTTCTGGATGCTTGGCAGTAGCCCAGTCGATCATCTGTTGTTTTGTAGCTTTTTTAGCTCCAAATGAAGCCATCTTTACTTCGGTAGGGTTTACCTCAAAGAAAGTTGTGCCTCCTGCTCTTAGCGCACCCAACACACCCACACAGATACCATATGAGGCCATGGCTCTTGCAGACTGGCTACCAACAGGAACTTCTACAAAAACTGCATCGGTTTCATGTGCAGCTTGGCAAGCTTCTCCGCTCAGCTGTGCAGCAGATTCCAAGTCCAAACTGTTTTGGCGAATCTGTTTGTTAGGTGACAGTGCAGGGCAAACAGTCTTGACATGGTTGACCAACAAAACTTTAGAAGCTGTGTCGTAGACAGCACTACACAGCCCCCAGTTTCTAAGGCTGGGGTCCATACCCAAAAGGCGGAGCTTCATTTAGTGAGTTGGCTGAGTGATCAAGTGGCTCAGGTTGTCGCCTGCTGATGCAGGCGCTTCAGAGCTGATGGTCACAAAAGGAAGCTCAGCAAACTCGTCCAGAGAGAGTTGAATGCCCAGGCGAAACGCCTTAGCCACATCACCCTTCAAGCACAAAAGTTCTGGATATTCTTCGTCTGGGTCGGCAGAGATACTAACCTCAGATCCTTCAGGAATTTCATGAAGGTGGGTCAGCAATTCAACACGCACGTTTACCCAGTCGTTAAGCAGTTGGGCCATTTCATGTACATTGGTCATCTCTAGAATGGGACTGGCGGCAGTGTCTTGTGGAGTTTGGGGCATAGATTTCACAGTTTTTTAAGTAAAAAAGCCAGTAGGGTTTGTACCTACTGGCTTGTTAAGTTGCTAAGTTGCTAATAAGCGCTTACGCAGCAAACAAGCTGGTAGCGGGCTTTTTGCTGACGTTGGCAGACGCACCAAATACACCTCCAACAGAGCCTGCGATACCACCCGTTGCTGGCTTGCCTGCGTTTTTGGCCTTGTTCTTGGTCTTGCCTGTCCACTTGGCAGACCAAGAGTTGATGAAGCTAGGCTCGGTTGCTTGGCCCAGAACTTCGGTCGTGGTCAGGCTGTCTTTGGCACGGAACAGCTTGTCAATCTCGTTCTCGTCCTTGGTTTCGCCAGTAGCGTCGTACATGCCGGTGACTTCGTTTTTGCGGGTCTTGTCCACGGTCTGCTTGATCAAAGCCACGATGATTTCCTTGCCCAGCAAGTCGGTCAGCATGTCTACTTTGGTAGGTACTTCTGCTTTGGCTTCACGCGAGTACTGGCTGATCACTTTGACTTCAGTGTCCATGGCAGAAACTTCTTTGCCCAAGGTCAGCAGGCACAGCGCGTTGGCGTGGTTGAAGCCAGGAAGGTAGAAGCGCTCACCGTCTTTTTCGTAGTAGTTTTTACCGCCCTTGGCGGTGCCTGAAGACATCCAGAGGGTCTGACGCAGCTCACGGCCAGCATCGGTCTTCATAGTCAGGTTGAGGCCCAGGGCACCGCTTTCAGCTTTTTGAATAAAAGCCATGGTGACAGTAACAGGGTAAATGCCTGACTCAAGGGCAGAGTAGTCGCTACTAACGGCGTCTACGTCAGCTTTGATAGTGGAATCGGTGGAAAGGGTAGAAAGGAGGGACATAGTGTGTTTGTTAATGGTTAAAGTGAAGGATTGTTGCTTAGAGCAACAGTACTAACAGTTAAAGTGAAAGAGAGTGGGATTGTAGTGACTAATACTAGGCTTCTGCGTAGTACTCTTCAAGTTTGTTCAGTAAAGACTGCACATTGTTGTCGATAAAGGTCTCTTTGTTGGAAAACAGACCCATAGGGCCACGCATACGCTCGTTAACAGTCTCTTTAGTCAACTTAGTTTGATAAACATACTTAAAACCAAGAGATTCTTCTTCTGCTGTGATGTTTAGCAGTTCTGAGCTGTAATCTTTCAGAGTCTTGAGTTGTACTTTCTTAGAAGACACAATGACAGTGAAGTAAGACTCAATGCCGTTGTTCTTCAAAGAACCTTTGACGGGTACCTTGGTTTCCATCAGCATCTCAGACTCGTTTAACGTGTCAGACGTGTGGGCAATGAATACCACTCGCTTGGTTGACTTGGCTACGTACTGCTGCATCAGCGCTTTGTAGTACTGAGCAAACTGGCCCCAGGCTTGCATACCGTTGGCAGATGGCAAGACGTACACGGACTCGTACATGTCGAGCAGGTAAGTCAGGCTGTCAACTACAATGGTGTGAATGCCGGGCATATTCTCAGCTGCGTCAAACGCTTCGTTTACTTGCAGCGGATCTGTGATCACAAACTGCTTGAACTTGGTTTTGAAAGGCAAGCGTTTGCCTGCCTCGCAATTGAGATACATCACCCCTTCCGGGTTTTCAATGGTGCTCAGTGATGCTGATTTGCCTGTTGCAGATTTGCCACAGATCATGACTACGTGGTCGTTGGTAGGTGCTGTCATTGGTTTCTTTGTTAGTTGCTTAAAAAGTTTTCATCCAGTAACTTAGTATTTTGCGGGCTTGGCTTATTGAAATATCATAAAACTCATCTACCAAGTAAGGCGCTGCACCAAACATGTTGGTCTCGCCGCTGTCTCTAAGTTTGACTAAATAATCGAGGTGTTCTTGGGTACAAAAATCAGGCATAGTAGTTTTGTTCATGGCCGTTTTGCCAACGCTTTGCCTACAGAGACAAGAATGGTGGATACCACTTCTATCTCAGCGAGTTTGTCAGGCATCTTGTCGTTTAGGCTCATGACCCGAGTACGCACACCCTCAAAGTCATAGCCAGCATCAACAAGCAGCATGGCGTAGCGCAACAGCATGTTGTTTCTGTTGCCGTCACCGCTGTTGTTGAGAATCCAGCGCTCAAGGTTGTCCAGTGAACTTTGGGTGTTCAACAGAGTCTTGCGCTCTTCGTTCTTGCTGGTCTTTGGAATAAATGGCAATGCGTCCAGCAGTTCACCATCGTTGTATTCATAGTGACCATCGTGAGACAGCCACTTACGGGCACGTTGATTGGTTCCTGTATCCACAGCAAAAGGCAACCACTCATAGATGTTGGTCATGAACTCTTTGAAGTCCTTGGCGTCCAGTCTCAGTTCGTAGTTCAGCGGAAACACAATGCGAAAACGGTGGTCTTCTTCTGTGTGCCGCTTGGTTGTATACATCAAGTACTTTTGGTTTTTGAGCAACTCCCTTACGGTATTCATCTGAGTACCGCCGTCTACGTCTATGACCACCAGGTTGAAGCCAGCAATGCAAGTGTCTTCTGTGCGGTGGCCACCCAGCAAGTGATGCGATATCCAGTGCAATCCAGCAGTCTGAGTCAGCTTGTAAAGCTTTTCAAACGGAGCTGTCTCGTTTTGATAGTCCACTGCAATGTCTTGGCTGTAGCTCACCACCATCTTGGTCAAGTCGGTTACTTTAAGGGTTTCGCCTCTCAGAAACTCGATACCGTCTGAGAACGATTTCTTGATGATGATGTTGTTTTTGTAGCCGTAAGCAATAGCCAGTGAGAGCATTTCGTTTTTCTGGCTTAGTGGACCACGATAGAACGGAAGATCTTCAACCAGATCGGCTTGAGTAACGTCACCTTTGACAGTTGCCATGTA